ATGGGACTGGGGCGTTTCTCCGGCTTTTTCCGCAGTGCCGGTGGACTGGCTGGACGGCTGGGTGGCGGTGCCCTGTGGGCTGGCGCGATGGCAGCCCCGGTTCTGCTGGATGGCAGCGCCAGTATCACAGACAAGGGAGAAGCGGTCGGCTCTCTTGCAGGCAGTATTGCCGGTGGTGCGCTGGGGGCGGCAGCCGGACCTGTGGGGATTGCCATTGGTTCTACGGTGGGCAGCTATCTCGGTAACTATCTGGGGGGGTGGCTGACTGAAGCCTGGCAGAAATTACGGGGCAGTGATAATGAAAGCAGTGGACAGGCGGTACAAAAAGCCTCTGCCCGTGTGGAGCTGGTTGCCCCGGAAGGGTGGCAGGCTCGCAGTATTGATATTGATGACACGTCCGGTCACGGACTGGATGTGAATGTCTGGAACGGAGGGAATTATGGCCTCTGGTGACGGTCGTGGTGCGTTCCGTGGTGTGCCGTTCCTCGTCTGGCGTGAGCAGCGCGAACGTGGCGGGCGAAACATTGTCCGTCGGGAATATCCGTTACGGGAAACCGGTGGAGCAGACGATCTGGGACCTAAACTGGCTGAATTTACGTTCAGTGTACTTGTGATGGGGGATGATGTTCAGACGCAGCGAAATCGTCTGCGTGATGCCCTTCGTGCTCCCGGTGCCGGGGAGCTGCTTCACCCGGATTACGGCACGTTAAATGTGCTGATAAACAGCTTTGAAAGTCGTTATAACGCCGCTGAACAGGGCGTGGTTGAGTTCACCATTAATGTCACGCCGGTAAGTGATGATACCGCACCTGCTGTCACACAGGACACGGCCGCCATTCTGGAGCAGAAGAGTACCACCGCGCTCGGGCAGGTTTTTGAAACCCTGGAAGCGGGCTGGACGGTGATTTCTGACGGAATGCACGATGTCCAGGCAATGACCGAAACCATCAGCGATAAGGTGTCCGCCCTGGAAAATGCCGTTTCCGGCATGGGGATTGTGCAGGATATCAGTGCCTTTACTGCCACGTTCACGGCGCTGAAAGGGAATGCCACGGCATTACTGACAGCACCTTCCCGCATGGCCTCATCTTTTGCGGGGCTTTTCAGTGCCCTGATCACCCTGCCATCGCTGCCGTCACTGTCTTCAGGAGGCCTGAATACCCGGCCCGGTGGCAGTATCGGCCGGACGACATCCGCCGTCTATCAGGGAATGCCGCAACTGTACAGGACATTATCTTCCCTGCGTTACGTGCTGGATGAGCAGGATAATCCGCAGACTCTCATCGGTCTGACACCGGCAGCACAAAAGAATATTCGTCTGATACGGGCGGTAATGCAGAGTGCTGCCGTGGTGGCCCAGGCACAGACCGTGGGAAAACTGCTGGATCAGGTTCTCAGTCAGGAAACCCTGCCGGATAGTGACGCAGCCCACCGTACCTGGCCTGTCTGGCTGGAAAGTTCAGTCGATCTTCAGCGCATTAACCGTGACTTAAGCGAAGCGCTCGAACGGCAGGTGATGACACTGTCCGGGCAGGGGTATACCGCCACGGCGCTGACGCTTCGTGATGCCAGACTGGCACTGACAGAGGATCTGAATACACGGGGAGTTCAGCTACCCGGTGCAACAGTAGTGACTGTACGTACCACCGAGCCTGCACTGGTGACCCTGTACCGTGCCACCGGGAACAGTACCGGCTGGCAACGTTTTGTGCGCCGTAACGGTATTGTTGATCCGCTGTTCATTCCCGGAGGCCATTCAGTGGAGGTGATTAGTGAGCAGCAGGGTTGAACTGTATCTGGGCGGTGAGATTTTTTCCGGCTGGCTGACGGTGAGTGTTCGTCGCTCTCTTGAACATCTGGCGGGCTCCTTTGAACTGGGGGTAATGATGCCCGGTGTACGCCTTCCGTCATCCGTCCGTGCCGGTCAGTCTCTGGAATTGCGCATTGACGGTCAGCCTGTGATCACCGGCTGGCTGGATCAGGTCCGGCAGCGCATCAGCGCCACGCGTTTTCAGATCACGCTCAGCGGACGGGATAAAACCGGTGACCTGGTGGACTGTTCAGCCATTCATCCGGGCAGCCAGTGGAGGAACCGTACGCTGGAGCACATTGCTTCAGATTTGTGTGCTCCGTTCGGGGTCACGGTGCGCTGGCAGGTAAATGATGCAACGGCAGCCCGGCCCTTTTCCACCTTCACACTGGAAAACTCAGAAACCGTGGCAGATGCGCTGACACGGGCCGCGAGACACAGAGGCGTCCTGGTAACCAGTAATGCCGCCGGTGAACTGGTTTTCACTCAGGCCGGCAGTCAGCGTGGCGACACGCTGACGCTGGGCGAAAATCTGCTGGATTTGGATCACAACGTGGATCACCGTCTGCGCCACAGTGAATACCGTGTACGGGGGCACGGGCGTGGTGGTGGTCATGCCGGGGATGCACTGACAGCCGGAACGCTGGCCGCACCCGTTGGTACGGTGACAGACAGTGCCATCCACCGTTACAGACCGAAAATTGTGCTGGCGGATCATGCTGTTGATGCAGACGGTGCACGCCAGAGGGCTGTCCGGGAAATGCGCCGGGCGGTTGCCCGCTCTGTGCGCCTGACAGCCACCGTGCGGCACTGGTTTTCGGGAGAACGGCCAGTTGTGGGATATCAACCTGCTGACGGCTGTCACGGCTCCCCGCACCGGAGTGGAAGAGCGTGATCTTCTTGTCTGTCAGGTGGAGTTTTCGCTGGATGCAAATCACGGCGAAACCACCCGTCTGATTCTGGCACCCCGTGACGGCTTTATTGTTCCGGCAGAGCCGGACAGCCGGGGAAACAGCGGAAGCGGAAATGCGGGTGATGTGGACGCCTTCGTGCGGGCACAGATGAAAAAACAGGGGATTAAATTCAATGATGAATGACGAAGTCATCAGCCGCCTTCTGGCCCCCGTGATGCGGGGTGTTCGTCTGCTGTTCGGGCGTGGTGTACTGACCGGCACAACGGACACGCTGAAAATCCAGAATGTGCAAATCACCGGTATGGATGGTGAAACCTTTGATGACGTTGAGCGCCCCCAGCAGTACGGGCAAATCAGCGTCCCCCTGCCTGGTGCGGAAGTTTTTCTGGCCTGTGCTGGTGGACAACGGGATCAGGCCGTGGTGCTTGTGGTGGAAGACCGCCGCAGTCGCCCGACCGGACTTACCGCCGGAGATACCGGCGTGTATCACCATGAGGGGCACCGTATACGTCTGACAAAGAACGGCCGGATCATTGTGACCTGTAAGACGCTGGAGATTTACGCCGATGAAGGAGTTCAGGTGGATACACCGGAGGCTCACTTTACCGGTAATGTCACAGTGGATAAGAACCTGCATGTCAAAGGCAATGTGTCCATTGACGGCACCGGAAGATCACAGGGGACGTTCACGATGTCCGAAGCGGTTATTGCCGGGATCACCTATTCAGGTCATGTGCATCACGATAACGGTGAAGGCAGCAAAACGGGAGGACCAGAGAATGGCTGATATTGCTGTCGTCTGGGATCAGGGTTGTGGTTCCCTGCAACTGAACGGCGCAGATCTTCTGACGGATAACAGCCTGCTGACTGCGGTCATTATTTCACTGTTTACGGACAGGCGGGCGCTGGATTCCGATGAAATCCCTGACGGCACCCGTGACCGTCGGGGATGGTGGGGAGACAGTTTCCGGGAGCGCCCCATTGGCTCCCGTCTCTGGCTGTTAAGCCGTGAAAAGACGCTGTCCTCCGTGGTCAGCCGTGCACAGGCCTATGCTGATGAAGCGCTGGCGTGGCTGCATAAAAGCGGTGCTGCCACATCCGTGGTATGTCATGCCATGCGTGTGGGGCATGATCGCCTTTCGCTTTCCGTGAAAATCACCCTGCCGGACGGAAGCAGACATCCGATGATTTTTTATGCTGATATGAAGGGGGAATGATGCCTTATCAGCCCTTACCACTGGCGCAACTGATCACACAGACACAACAGGATATCAGCCAGCGCCTGCCCGGTTCGCAGCCGGGCGTGAATGAAACCACCCTGAATGCCATTGCGTATGCACTGGCGGGTCTGTCAGCACAGGAGCATGAACATCTGGCCTGGATCTCCCGGCAGATAATTCCGACAGAAGCTGATGAAGCCGAACTCCTGAAACACTGCGCATTCTGGGGTGTCATCCGTAAACCGGCTTCCCGCGCTGACGGACCGGTACAACTGATGCTGACCACGGATGCAGGGATCACGGAAGGCGTACTCCTTCAGCGAAGCGATGGTGTTGTGTACCGCATCACCGGCTCTGCGACCGGAAAAGCCGGAACACTGAATGTTAATGTGGAGGCGGAAAGTGCGGGGCGCGCTGGAAATACCCCGACCGGAACCCGCCTGTCCTTTATCACGCCACAGGCGGGCATCAACCAGACAGCCACGGTCACCGGCACGGGACTCACCGGTGGTGCGGATGTGGAAACGGTGCCGGAGTTGCTGTCCAGGCTGGTATTCCGGGTACAGAACCCGCCATCAGGGGGAACACAGTATGATTTTGAACGCTGGGCACGGGAAGTACCGGGCGTGACGCGGGCATGGTGTAAGCCTGAATGGCCTGAGGCGGGTAGTGTTGGTGTGACTTTTGTTCAGGATAATAACCCTGACATTTTCCCCGGAGAAGGTGATGTGAAGCGGGTGGCGGATTATATCCGCAGTCATGATGATCCGGCGACGGGCCAGCCCGTTGGTCAGCCACTTGGGCCGACAATCAGCGTGTTTAAGCTGACCAATAAGTCGGTGGCGTTTGAGATCAGGATTGTACCCAAAACGCCGGAAAATCAGGCTGCCGTAAAACAGGCATTAACGGACCTGCTTTATAACGAATCGCGGCCGGGTGGACTTGTATTGCCTTCATCATTCTGGCGGGCTGTTGCAGGGGTGAAAGGACTGGAGGATTTTGAAGTTCGCAGTCCGCTGAAGTCCGTGATGGCCGGAGATACAGAGTTGCTGACCGTGGGGGAAATCACATGGCTGTAACCCTGACCCCGCATCAGCGCGCCCTGTTGCAGTTGCTGCCTGACGGGCTGGCATGGGATAAGCGGCCGTCATCCGTTCTTGCAGCTTTGTGCCTGGGCCTCAGTCATTCCACGGAGCGTGTTTCCTGGACCGGTAACCAGATGCTGGCAGAACGTTTTCCTGATTCATCCCGTCTGCTGCTGGAAGACTGGGAGCGTTATCTGGGGTTGCCGGAATGTGATATGACCGGCGCAACCATTCAGGAACGTCAGCGTTATGCCGGGAATAAATACCGGATGAAACCCTCTCTTAACCGTGAATTTTATATCCGGTTTGCGGCTGAGTTTGGTTATGAAATAGATATCCAGCCATCACCGGAATCACAATGGATCAGTATTGTGACAGTGAAGACGGCGGTGGGATACCGTCACATGAATGTACTGGACGATATTCTTACACCACTGCGAATTTATGATGCAAGTGCGCTGGAGTGCATTTTAAACCGTTATAAGCCAGCCTGGCAGACGTTTTTATATCTGTACGAAAACAGTCATGAGGAGACGGAGTAATGTATTTTGTCGACAACAATTCAGGTGTGACCGATATGCCACCACTGGCCCCCTCTCAGGGTACGCAGGTTAAATGGTTTACTGAAGGTGACGGACGCAAAGGGATCAGCCATATCGGTCAGGACTGGCTGAACATCGTGCAGGCAGAGCTGCTTGCCATTCTGACAGAAGGAAAGGTTCAGCCGGATAAGGCAAAACTGAACCAGCTGGTGACAGCCATTAAGGCAATCATTGCAGCAAACGCATACAGCCGGAAAAACAACCTTAAGGAGATTGCGGATGCAGGTGCAGAAGCACAGGCTGCTGCCCGCCGTCATCTGGGGCTGGGAGGATTATCAGGAAAAGACAGTCTGGCTGCTGCTGATGTGGGAGCACTGGAGAAATCCCGGAATTTTGACGATGTACCGGATAAACCGACGGCCCGCCTGAATCTTGATGTTTACAGTAAGGGAGAAGGCGATGAGCGTTATCTGCGCAGGGACCAGAATGGCGCGGATATCCCGGACAAAGGAACCTTTATCGATAACCTCGGTTTACGGGAAACGGTAAATAAGGCTGCTGATGCCCTGCCATCGGGTGGAACCGCCGTGGCAGCGAATAAACTCGCCACCCCAGTAAATATTAATGGCGTTCCTTTCGACGGAACGCAGGATATCAACATCACGTCAGGAATGACGCAGTCAACCGCAGATGGCCGGTATGTACAGAATGTTCAGCTTGGAGCACAGAGCTATCATTCACCCGGAGGCAATGAAATGTCATGGAATTACAGCGCACCTTCCGGTTGTATGCTTTCCGGTATTAACGTGCAGGAAACCGGCTCCCGGTCTGCGGACAATATCGGTGGGGTCTATTATCGCCCGGTTCAGATTTATATTAATAATGCCTGGAGAACGGTAAGTTCAGTGTAAACCACAGAAAAGGGTGCTGAATGCACCCTCTGAATTATTCCGGTTTTTCCGGCCAGGGAATCGCCTGGTAATGCCCCTCACTGGCAATATCATTAAAGTGCATTTCTTTAAGCTGTCGGATATACGCCATCCAGCGCGTCAGCTGTAATTTATTTTCATCGCTAATCATGTCCAGTTTTAATTCCGTTTTCCAGTCATCCACAGTTTCGTTGGCTTCCTGGAGCAGCGATGAGCGGCGCTTTTCAGCAACCGTCTTCCAGTTTACCGGCACCTTTGATATCAGGCCATCAGAAAACTGCCAGTTACCGTCAATATCCACACCTTCCGGCAGTTCGTCCACTTCAACAACAGTAAAACCTGCCGGATATAAAGCAGAGACATCTTCAGCAACAGAGCAGATAATACCCGTTACAGGCGAAATACAGAGTTTGTATTTCTTTGTGAAAAGCGGGAGAGATTCATAAAAATCCCTTCCGTCCTCACTCTGGAAATACTGAACATCCTCACCATAGGGTTTGTGTTCCGGGTAATATCGTTTTACGTTAATAAGCTCCATTATTTCACCTTGTTTTTGTTGAAAAGACAAAATCATCATATATTTATTCAGATAATCTGTTTTTTGAACTACTGCACTTTTATGCGCTGGAAGCTGTTTTCCACGAACCATTTATCAGAAACTGAACAGGGCGATAATATGCGGTTACCGTTGCATTACCATCACCAGCGACATCAAGCCCTGTAAGTACGCATCCGTCAGGAACTTCAAAAATATTATATTGCATTCCAATCGTTGACCTTGAACCTCTTCGAATGCTTTGAACATAACGTGAGTCAGCCACAGACTGCGTCATCCCCGATGTAATATTGATATCCTGCGTTCCGTCGAAAGGAACGCCATTAATATTTACTGGGGTGGCGAGTTTATTCGCTGCCACGGCGGTTCCACCCGATGGCAGGGCATCAGCAGCCTTATTTACCGTTTCCCGTAAACCGAGGTTTCAGGGATGTCGTATATCTGCTTTAAAAGGCATTTTCACCTCTTTTTAAGGAAGGTAAATACATGCTGATTGGCTATATACGCGTATCAACAAATGACCAGAACACAGGTTTACAAAGAAATGCGCTGGAATGTGCAGGATGTAAGCTGATTTTTGAAGATAAAATGAGCGGAAAAACAACGCAGCGGCCGGGACTGAAGCGGGCACTGAAGAAACTAAAACCCGGTGACACGCTGATGGTCTGGAAACTGGACAGGCTGGGGCGCAGTATGCGCCACCTTGTTGCGCTGACAGATGAATTACAGCAACAGGGGATAAATTTTCGTAGTCTTACTGACAACATTGATACGTCAACCCCCATGGGGCGCTTCTTTTTTCACATAATGGGTGCGCTGGCAGAAATGGAGCGTGAATTGATTGTCGAACGGACACGGGCTGGTCTTGCAGCTGCCCGTGAAAGGGGACGAACCGGTGGCAGACCCCGTCGTCTCACGCAGGAACAATACGAGCAGGTCGGGCGTTTACTGGCCGGGGGTGTCAGCCGAAGACAGGTGGCACTTATTTTTGATATCGGCCTTTCAACCCTTTATCGTTATTATCCTGCAAGCATTTCGGAAAAATAAGACGCTCCCTTTGTTGGGCCTTTACTGAATTAACGCAAAATGGCGTTTATCGGTCTGTGGATATGATAATTCTGTTTATTCAGGAACAGGATGAATATTATGACGTCCAAATGGGTTCAACTATCATCAATGCCCGGAAACTTTACCGTTAAAGTTTCCGGTGGTACAGCGGCATTTCTTGAGGCTCCTTTTCCTCCGGCTGAAACGAAAGGAGGAATGACATTTGCTGACTGTCTCATCAGTTTTAATACACAGGATTGCCTGTGGGTAAGGCCAGTATCCGGTGATCCGAACGTGGAAATTACCGGAGCGGGTATTGGTGCTGTCATTCCGTTAAGTGCTGATGTTGCCGGTACTACTGAACCGTCAGACTGGGATAATGCTGAAACACATACCCGTCCGGCAGGAAATGAAACGGCTTCCAGCTCCCCTTCCTGGTATTACGTGATTGTTATAGCCGGTCAGTCCAATGCTTCATCTTATGGTGAAGGGTTGCCCCTGCCGGATTCTTATGATCGTCCTGATCCACGTATTATGCAGCTGGCACGCAGGAATACACAAACCCCCGGAGGTATTCCCTGCAAATACAATGAAATCATTCCAGCAGATCACTGCCTTCATGATGTTCAGAATATGAGTCTGCTGAACCATCCAAAAGCAGACCTGAAAAAAGGGCAGTATGGTTGTGTGGGTCAGGGACTTCATATTGCGAAAAAAGTATTACCGGTGATTCCTGCTGATGCCGGGATTTTACTGGTTCCCTGTGCCCGTGGCGGCTCTGCTTTTACAACCGGCGCAGTTGGCTCATTCGATCCGGCAAGTGGTGCAGCCGAGGCGTCACTACGCTGGGGAGTGGATACCCCACTGTATCAGGATCTTGTCAGTCGAACGAAAGCGGCACTTGAGGCGAATCCAAAGAATGTGCTGTTATCTGTCGTATGGATTCAGGGGGAAGGAGACCTTAAAGCGACCCCGGCCCAGCATGGTGCCCAGTTTACTGCGATGGTGAAAAAATTCCGTGCGGATCTTGGTGCTTTCTCCGGTCAGTGTATTGGTGGTTCATCAGACAGTGTGCCGTGGTTATGTGGTGACACAACCTATGACTGGAAAGAGAAGAACCCGGCGGCATATGAAACCATTTATAGCGGATATAAAAACCGGGCTTCCGAGAACATTCACTTTGTTCCACTGATGCACGATGAGTTCGGTAATAAAACCGCGACCAACCTGCCGGAGCACGACCCGGATATCGCTTCTGCCGGGTATTATGGTGCGGAATCACGGGGAGATGGCAACTGGACAACAGCATCCAGGGCAACCCATTTTAGCTCCTGGGCGCGCCGTTTTCTGGTCTCAGATCGTTTTGCATCAGCAATTCTTAAATATGCAGGTCTGACCTCTGCATTTATTGCCGGTGTGGCCCCTGATGGTGAAGCCCTGCCTCAGCCCGCGCCGGGTGGAAAACCGGAAGCTCCGACAGGTAGTCAGCCAGGAAGCAGTGAGTCCCCCCAGCCGACATCCCCGTCACTCCGTACGCTGCTTTCACTTAAAGCATCAGCAGGGGAAGCCCCGGCTCAGGGATGGAAAATTACAGATGGTACAATCCAGCTGACGGACGAAGGTAAAGCGCTGACCGTATCCAAACAAAGCGGAAAAACCTGGTCACTTACCCATGCGACCAGTGCTGCCGGAGAGCTGTTGCAGCATGGTGGTCAGTTGACCTGTAAATTCCGTCTGTCAGGTGAAGTAAAAGAAGGCCAGTTTGCTCTGGGTATTTACCTCCACACCGATACGGTCCCGGAAGGTGTAACCATGAGTGGTACAGGCACACCGTTCCTGATGGCGTATTATCTCCAGACAACAGGCGGCCAGTTAAATCTGATGCACCATAAAACAGGGGGGAATACGAAACTGGGATCATTTGGAGCCTACAATAACCAGTGGCATACACTTGTCCTGAAGTTTACGGCGGGAAGTGCCCAGGTAACGCCTGTGCTGGATGGCACTCCGGGCCAGGCATTCCAGATGGTGAAAGATGCACTTTCCCCTGCCAAAGATACGCTGACACTGACAGATGTCACCAAAGGGGCAACTTATGGCGTGTCTTTTGAGAGCGTTGTCCTTGAGGTTAATACCCCTGCGGCATAATCGTGACGGCCGGGAATTTATCCGGCTGTAACATCAGTTAATAAGAGTGAGGCTTATATGACATATATAAACGTCTGCCTGCTGTATTTCTGCACGGTGGTTTGTTGTCTGTTGCTTGTCAGCGGTGGTTATAAAATTATTCGCAATTATTTTCGAAATAAAATTGATGCAGCTGCCGAGGAAAAGATAAAAAGCGGTGCTGTAATGCCGCAGCCGAAAGACTCCGGTCAGATTTAATTTTTTGTGAACCAGAAAAGGAAAGGAGAATATTCATGCCAGAGATTAAAGGCACGGTTACTGAAGAGCTTGTCAAACAGGCACTTTATTCTGAAGAAGTGAACCGCGTGCTGAAGGCGCAGGTTCGCAAGGATTTTGAGGCACAAATCGACGCATATGTTGATGAAGTGCTGGCCCGAATGGTTGGCCATTCTCCGGCTGAAAACAGCACGGAGAATGAGCCTCAGCCCGTAGAGCAACCAGAGCCGGTTCAGCCCGGAACTGACAGTGCCATGATGTAACAATACAAACCGACAGCTTCTCCTGTCGGTTTGATTTTCATGGGCGATGTATATACCAGTCAGAGGAAATAATCATGGACAAGAACAAAAAGCAGCCCGATACCAAAGGTCTGGAAATATTAAGCGCAGAAATTATCAATGCGCTACGTTCAGGACTTGATGAAAATACATTACAGGATCGAAACTTCACCACTGCAATGTGGATAGCGATGCAGATCCTGTGTACCCCAAGATGCGCTATTTTTGCGGTTCGTGAGGGTCAGTTGACTCGCTGATTGCCCGAATTACATCAGAAAAGCACGCGTTCCATAATTGCATAGCTGATGAATCACCAGCTGTATGAAAAGAGGTAAAGACACAACTGGTGGATGTCATTGCTGCAATTGTGATATCAGCTGCAATTCGCGCAGCCTGTAACTTTTGGTCGGTGGTCAGTTTATCCATTTTCTCCTGCCTGAACAGATGCATCTCTGCTTTACAGGAGGCCGGGGAATATCATAGGATACACCACGAGCTCAGAGTGAAGCATTGATGCAGTTTTTTACAGATTGACCCAGAATAGTTCGCGCTATCTGAGTCGCCATTTATGTAGTCCCGAAGTAAAGCATTGATGCAAACTTGTCTAAATCGGCCCAGCATAGTTCCAGCTATGCTGGGTTTCCCTTTTATGTAGTATCCTGTTGATTTGAAACATACTACATATACGCGCGATCCTACCTTCACTGGATAAAAAGTCAATAAAATGATCATTTTATGATCGTTTTCACCACCTAACTCTTCGTTTTCTTTAAGTAAATAATCACCGCCCTGAATCATTGTTGATGACTTTTCAATCTATTTGTTGTATCAATTAAACAAATCGAATCGATCGTTTTTGTCGATCGATTGCATGAGAAAGGCATCAACAACAAAGCAGGAGGTTATGCGGCCATGTATCGAAACATACGGTGCCGACACTGCAATAAGCTACTGGCACGGGCCAGTTTCAGTTATCTGGAAGTAAAATGTCCGCGCTGTAAAACCCTCAATCAAATCACATCTCCGAGCGCCACAGAGCACCCCACATACACAAGGAAATCCTGTCGTGGGGAACAGAAAGCAAGTCACATCCCGTATCATCAGCACGCCTGAACTTATTCGCTATAACGACAATATCGTTGGTTATGGTTCCCGTGAGTTGCGGGTTGAGACAATAAGTTGCTGGCTGGCCAGACTGGTTATCGTCAATAAACATTACAGCCACCGTTTCGTAAATAACTCCTACCTTCATCTGGGCATATTTTCAGAACGGGAACTTGTTGGCGTAATGCAATGGGGTTACGCCCTTAACCCAAACAGTGGTGCACGCGTCGTAACGGGTACGCAGAACCGAGAATATATGGAGCTGAACCGGCTATGGATGCATGACTGTATGCCGAGAAACTCCGAATCAAGGGCAATCAGTTACGCGCTCAAGCTAATCAGGCAGCTTTATCCGCAGGTACAGTGGGTTCAGTCGTTTGCAGATGAGCGTTGTGGCTGTCTTGGTGTCGTGTATCAGGCAAGCAATTTTGATTATGTAGGCAGCCATGAAACAATATTCTATGAACTTGATGGCGAGTGGTATCACGAGATTTGCAGGAATGCCATTAAACGAGGCGGACAACGAGGTGAACATCTGAGGGCTAATATCGACAGAGCCAGTGTGCATAAGTTCCGACAGTTTCGTTACATCCGGTTTCTGAACAAGAGGGCCAGAAAACGCCTCAACACAAAGCTATTCAAAGTCCAGCCTTACCCAAAACCACAAACAGTTAAAACTGGTTTGAAAGAGAGTGAATGA